AAAAGCACCCTCAAAAGAAGTAGGAAATAAAAGAAGAGCTTCGTTCTGTGCTAGAATGGGTGGAATGAAAAAGAAATTAACTTCTGCTAAAACAGCCAGAGATCCTAATTCAAGAATTAATAAATCACTTAGAGCGTGGAATTGTTAATGAGAGATACTAAAGCGATAGAGAGCTTTTTAAAAGAAAATTACAGAAAGATAAAACAAATGAGTTTGTTTAGAAACTTGAAAAAAGAAGTTGAAACAGGAGCTAGCGGAACTCAATCTTATGTGATAAAAAAAGGACCTAATAAAGATAAAATAGCAAAATAGAAAGGAACCATGGAACCAGAACAAGTAATAACTAAATTAAGAAGAGCATTAGACAATAGAATAAATCAATTATCAATATCTGTCACTTCTGGTGGAGTTGACAAGATGGAGACTTACAAGTATATAATAGGACAAATAAACGCATTGGAATCAGTGCGTCAGGAAATCATTACCCTGCTAACCGATAAGGAACAAAATGAAACAAGCGGAACAGTCATTAACCTCAACAGAGGTCCCAAAAGTTAAGTCAGCACTTTTAGACAAATACAAAGAAGAACCTAAAAAAGAAATTACCAAAGAAACCACTAAGCTCCCTATGCCTACAGGATGGCGTATGTTAATTTTACCATTTAGAATGAAAGAAAAAACTGACGGTGGAATTATAATGGGAACTGAAACTATTGACAGACAACAAGTTGCCTCACAATGCGGAAACGTTATTGCTATGGGTGATGCGTGTTATGTTGATAAAGAAAGATATCCCAATGGTCCGTGGTGCAAGGTCGGTGATTGGGTGGTCTTTGCACGTTATGCAGGCTCACGTATCGAAATTGAAGGAGGCGAAGTTCGTCTTTTAAATGAAGATGAAATACTTGCAACAGTACAGGATCCAACAGACATCCTGCACAAATATTAACATAGTCGGAAGGAGACACTATGCCAGAAGAAGAGAAAAAAACTGTCGATTTAGACACATCAGGCCCCGAGGTCGATGTATCTATTGAAGAAGTAAAAGAGGAAGCAGTTATTGATACTGCACCAGAAACAGAAACCACGGAACACGAAACAGTAGTAGAAGAAAAAACGGATACTGAAAAACAGGACGAAGTATTAGAAGATTATGGTAAAGGCGTTCAAACTCGTATTGCGAAATTAACTCGTAAGATGAGAGAAGCGGAGCGAAGAGAAGCTTCTGCTCTTGAATATGCTAGAGCTGTAGAAACAAAAAGACAACTTGATAACGAGCGATTTAGAAAAGTAGATTTAGATTATAGTAAAAAGTTTGAAAATAATCTAAAAACTGGAATGGATTCTGCGCAAAGAGATCTTGCGTTAGCAATTGAAAACGGTGACGCTGCAGCCCAGGTTGAAGCTAATAAAAAAAGTGGCTACTCTTGCATTTGAAAACGCAAGAATGGAATACCAAAAACAGAGCATTGAACAGGAAACTCCTGTTGAACTATCTGATGGAGGTAGATTACCAAGACAGACACCAAGATCATTACCTGAAGCTGATCCTGAAGCTGAAGATTGGGCAAGTAGAAATACATGGTTCGGAAAAGATAGAGCTATGACTTTTACTGCGTTTGAAATTCATAAGGATTTAGTAGATAAAGAAGGCTTTGATCCTAAAGGTGACGAGTATTATGTAGAAATAGACAAAAGGATTAGAGTTGACTTTCCTCATAAATTTGGTAATACTAATGCAACTACGTCTAAACCTGTTCAGTCAGTGGCTTCTGCGAATAGAAGCGTAAAACAAGGACGCAAAAATTGTGAGACTCACATCATCACAAGTAGCAATAGCTAAAAAATTAGGTGTGCCACTAGAAGAGTATGCAAAACAATTAAAACTCACGGAAGGAGCATAAGCATATGACAAATGAAGTAGAACAAAAAAAACCTTTACGTGCGGCTAGTATTCGGTCAAAGACTGAAAGACCAAAAGAGTATAAGCCCCCATCATCTTTAGATGCACCACCAGCGCCTGACGGATTTAGGCACAGATGGATAAGAGCAGAGTCAATGGGTTTCAATGATACCAAAAGTATTCACGGTAGATTGAGATCTGGTTATGAGTTAGTGAGAGCTGACGAATATGATTCGGATTCTTACCCTACTGTCTTAGACGGAAAATACGCTGGAGTCATTGGAGTAGGTGGCCTTCTCCTGGCAAGGATACCGGAAGAACTCGCACAAAGCCGTGTTGCCTATCAGCAAAGACAAACTGAAGGACAAAACGAAGCTTTAGAAAACGACTTACTGAAGGATCAGGATAAAAGAATGCCCATGAAGTATGAGCATTCTAGCAAAAACTTCGGTGGTACAAAGAAATAATATTTCTTTCTCCAACGATAACATTAACCGTGACTGGAGATCCGCAAGGATAGGTCACATAAGGAGAAAATAACTATGGCAAATAGAAACACTGTAGGATTTGGTCTTATAGCTCAAGGTACCGTTGGTTCAACTGACGCTGCTGGCGGTCAAGGCAAATACTACATAGACGCTGGGTATGCTGTTGATTTATTCCAAGGTTCTGTAGTACAGAGCAAAGTTGGATATATCAAAACTGCACAAGCGGCTATAACAGACAGCTCTATAGGGATTTTGAACGGCATTTTTTATAATGCATCAACGACTCAAAAACCTACATGGGCGAACTGGTATAATCAACCGATTACACCGGCAGATAGTGAAGACGTTACGGCTTTCGTAATTGACAACCCTCTACAACTGTTTACAGTTTGTGTGGATGGTGCAGTAGCACAATCAGCTTATGGTAAAACATATGGTATGACTGTAACTGCAGCAGGATCAGAAATTTCTGGTCAGTCAAGTTCGAAGCTATTAGTAGCGGGAGTATCGGACACAGCAAATCAATGGCGATTACTAAGATCGGCGGAAGATCCTGAAAATAATGAGAACGCGGCGAATAGAAGCGTTGTTGTTTGTCAGAATCTTAACCAGTACTTAGACAACGCTGTAACATGGCAATAATAGGAGTATAAAAACATGGCAATATCAAGAGCACAACTAGTTAAAGAACTAGAACCAGGTTTGAATGCACTATTCGGGCTTGAATACAAAAAGTATGAAAATCAGCATGCTGAAATTTATACTACGGAATCATCAGACAGAGCTTTCGAAGAGGAAGTAATGTTATCTGGTTTCGCTAACGCAGATGTAAAAGCAGAAGGTCAAGGCGTATCATACGATGATGCACAAGAAACTTATACTGCAAGATACACTATGGAAACGATCGCGCTAGCTTTCGCTATCACAGAAGAAGCAATAGAGGACAACCTTTATGACAGACTTTCTTCTAGATACACAAAAGCACTAGCAAGATCTATGTCTAACGCAAAAGAAGTTAAAGGCGCTAACCCTTTAAATAATGGTCTACCATCAATAACTGGTACATCAACATTTAAATCAGGCGATGCTAAAAACTTGTTTAGTACTATTCACCCAACTATCGCGGGTACAGTATCAAACACTTTAACAACTCAAGCGGACTTAAACGAAACTTCATTAGAACAAGCATTGATTGATATCGCTGCGATGACTGATGAAAGAGGTTTGAGAATAGCTGCAAAAGGAGTTAAAATGATAATTCCTTCTGCGAATCAGTTCAATGCTGAAAGACTTATGAAGTCTCAAGGTAGAACTCAAACAGCTGATAATGACATCAATGCAATCAACAGTATGGGAATGATCCCACAAGGTTACAGAGTTAATAACTTTTTAACTGATGCTGATTCTTGGTACATTACGACAGACGTTCCAAATGGTATGAAGATGTTCTCAAGAACTCCGTTGACTACGTCAATGGAAGGGGACTTCGATACAGGCAATGTTAGATACAAAGCTAGAGAAAGATACGCTTTCGGCGTTTCAGACTTTAGAGGTATCTTCGGCTGCGAAGGTGCGTAATCAGTAAATAATTTTGTGGCGGGACACAATTCCGCCACATTTAAATAGTAGAAAGAAAAACTTATGAAAAAAACTTTTAATCAATATCTGGGCCTACGATCACCATGCTAAATTTTAATATTGAACATGATGAAGATACAGCTGAAAATGTTGAAAAGGTTATACTTGACAAACTAGGAGAAAAGGGTATAGTTTGGGAATATCTCGGAAATAGTTACCATTCGGGATTAAATAGAATAACTTATGAAGAGGTTATCAATGATACAAGACCTGTACCAACAAAAAAGGTCCTTGGAGTTGAAGTGGCAACAGGAGCATCTGGATAATAACAGATATACTCTTGACATGGTTAGGATAGATGACACGATTAAAAAGGTCATTACTGACATAAAGCTTGAAGAAGCTAGGATTGCTCACTTACAAAACAGCGTAGAAGCTGCTGCTCCACAAGTTTCTGTAGCTACTTAGACAAAAGCTACATCGCGTAAATCGCATTTTTACCGTAGGATCTCTTGCACTCTATTCAAATCTAGTGTACTACTTACTTACTATATAATAAATTAATTGAATGCTGACCTAATATAGTGGACGGCCTAGAGACAGTATTCATAATAACTAGGAGAATATA